TAGCTCAGCAGTAGTGCTAGTAATACCATCCAAGGTGTTTAGTTCGCTAGTAGAAAGCGTAGCACCGTCAAGGATGTTAAGTTCAGCAGTTGTAGAAGTAGTAAGACTATCTACATAGTTTTTGGTAGATGCATCTTGTGCGCTAGTAGGCTCACTAACACTTGTAATGCGACTAGAATTTACGTCAACTGTACCTGTACCAGCTGGGTCAAGAGAAACATTACCGTTAGGTGAAGCACCAACAATTTTGTTACTATTGACGTTAAGATCACCGAGAAGGGTACGGACAGAAAGTGCACCAGGCGGGATGTCAACAAAACCAGTGTTTTGGTTAACTGAGAATGTACCACCAACTTTAAAAGTACCTTGGTGGTCAGTAGTAGCTGCCCAAACCTTACCGTTGTTCAGCTCTTTAATTTGGTTACCGTCAACAGGCACACCACCATTTTCAGGCAATGCACGGTAGTCAGTACCACTACCCACGTACTCCATTGTATGACCGCTAGAAGCAATCATAGAGCGCAGGAAGAACTGTACAGTAGCACCACTTTCTACAGCACCATCAAGACCCAAGTTTGCAGTCCGGTCATTAGTATCAGGACGGCTAACTGTAACAGTCCAGCCACTTCCAGCAGCAGTTGCCGAAACAACAGGATAGGTGTTACCACCAATGTCTACAAGCATGTTGTCTTGTGGACGGGTAGTAGAACCATGCCAACCAGACGCAGCAGTAGGTGCTCCAATAGTAAAGGTTGCTGAACCATCTGCAGCCGTTGCTGTAGTAGTTGCAGTGAAGATTGCACTGGTAGAACGACCAGAAGCAACTAGCGAAAACCGACCAAAGTCAGAAGTCGATGCAGCAAGGTTAGCTTGACCACCATTGAAACATGCAATATGGAAGTGGTTAAAGAACGCATAGCTGCTTGTACACTGAGCGTAACCGTTGTTGGTAACAAAGATACCAGGACCGTCAAGACCTGTATGGGTATAGCTGTCACAAACAATAGAACGCAGAGGTGAGTCGGCGTGAGGTACAGAACCATCAACCAACAAACCGCCACCAGTAGGTGCAGAATCAAGGTCACCAGCGCGACCTTTGTCTTCAGTACCTGCGTAAAAATTCAGGTTGCTGTTGTCAATCTCCGAATCAGAAAAGTTAGTACAGTTCTGAATATACGGAGACTTGTAGATCATCGCGTTCGGATAGAACGAAACGTTCCAACCTTGTGTCGGCGGCAGACCATAAGTAGAGTCTTCCCACAGCGATCCAGATGCACCACGAGTACCACTGGCCTTCATGCCAGTAAAGGTCATGTTATGGATGTAAGTACCGCTGTTTACACGAAACAGGCTGTTGGTTTCAGTAGCTGCAGTAGGATGCACAATAACGTTACGGACGGATTGACCAACAATCGCAACGTCACGTTTTAGAATATCAATGGGTGCAACTTCCTGATAAATACCAGGTGCAACCAAGACAATACTACCGTCACCGTATGTTGAATCGTTATTAATGGTATTAATTGCACCTTTAATAGTTTTTTTAGGACCACTAATACGGTGACCCTCATTGTTATCATCACCGTTAACAGAGTCAACATAGATAACTTTGTCTAGTTTAGTAAACGTACCGCCAGAAGTCACAGCTTCCCAAGCAGAACCGTTCCACATGTAAACGGTCTGGTTGTCATCATTTTGATACCATGTCTTACCAGTTTCCCAGTTAGAACCACTAGGAGTAGAGGTTTGAATAAGGGTGTCAAAACGACGTGCTGCAGCCAGGGCAGTAAAGACGTTAGTATCAGCTTCGTTAGTGCCAGAATCTTGCTCTGCTTGAGTGATAATATCGCTGTTTTTAATACGATCAAAATCGATAGTATTAGCAGCAAGACCCAATGTAATAGTACCGTCACCATCATCGGTTACAGTAATACCAGTACCATCAGTAGCGATGTCACCAGTGATAGCAGCGTCAATCTTGCTATCTACGCGGTCATCAATAGCCTCAGTAGATGCAATCTTAGTGTCATTGCTAACCCAAGTGTCACCATCATACAGGGTGTTGTCATAACGATCCCAGTAATAATCTTTCAGGTACTGATCAACATCATCAGGAATACCTTGGCAGTTAGCCTCTTCAATAGCATAGCGCAGCTGCTCAAAGTTGTTATTCAGGTCATCCGATCGAATGGCTGAACCAGGGTTGAACAGAGCACGAATGTCATCAATTTTAGTAATCCGGCGGATCTTTACGTTGTCAACAGTAGGCTCACCTGGGTCAACCGGGGCAGTGGGTGACGGTGGCGCAGTACCGGTAAACTCCACAATAGTGGGGTTAGCATCGGTAACACGCCATGGGTAGGTGGAATCAGTCGTGAGCTTTTCGTCGTATTCTTTTGTTGTAGCGTTCCAGAAATAAACGTGGATTTCAGATTTAAAAATGTACGGGAAATCAAAAGAAAACTGTGTCTTTGACCCGTTACCGGCTTGAATTGTTTGTACGTCAGAGCACGACATAATTAGTTAATTACCTACGAATGTTTAAAGATTCATCAATATCCAAAAATTCACCTTGCTGTGAAGCTTCTTCACGCAGATCTTGCTGTAACTGGCGTGCTTCAATTTGAGAGTAGATGTCTGAATCAAGTTCTTGATATGCAAGCTCTTCAGCATCACGGCGAGCTTGATCCAACCGCATGTGGATCATGTCCCACTTTTCAATAGCTACTTCTTCGGATGTTGCACCTTCGCCGCCAAAAAGTTGAGGCCGGCGTAGTTGCCGCAATCGGGCAATGCTATCCCAATCACCTGCGTCTTTCATAATAGATGCAATAGACCGCTTCCAAGCTCCCTGTTCACCCATAATTCTAAACAACTCAGACCGTTCAGAACCAGTCAAGCGCACACCATTTTTAGTACGGAAGGTTGTGTTATAGCTGAACTCAATTTGTTCCAAGAATTTCTCTTCGTCAGATTGAGTTGAAGTAATTTTAATAGGGCTGTAAGCATTATACAACCGTCCCATAATACCGTAATCATTAGTAGTCTTACCTGTGACAGGGCTGTAGACATACGGAGCACGGTTAGCAGGATCCATTTCCAAGGTAAATTTGTTACGGTTTGCCAAAACAGACATAAAGTCGTCATTGACTTCCATCAGACCTTTAGTAAAGATACGACCCCACTCAGAACGTTGACCAGAAAGTGGACCAAGGCTATTTACAAAACCACCAGACCAGCGGGTCAATGCACCCTCGTTACCACTCAACATATCCATAAGAGGTTTGAGAGTAGACAGACCAGTCCGATCAGTAATTGCAGCGCCTAAGACAAACATTGCTTTTTCAAAGAATCTTTCGGTGTAAGCCTCGCCCAGCATATCAAAGTTGTCACCAACATTAGCAACAAACGCCAGCCAATCAGCCAGCGGTCCAAGACCTGCATAAGAGTAACGTTTACCGTCAAGACCTTTGATAGTACGGCGTTCCCAGTTAGAGTTCTTTTCACGAGAACGTTGTGCTTCTTTGTCATATAAACCATCACCAGTTAACCGGTCGTTCATAAACAAACCGATACCTGCGGTGACAGCAACCGCTCCCATAGCTTTACGACCACGAGTTGTGTATTTAAGATCAGCAATTTTGTTTTGTTTTGCAAGCGAATCCATACCAGATGTGTCAATATTGCGAGCACGCAGTAGTGCATCAATACGCGACTCATCTGCAAAAAGATCGTCTAATTTAGTATAAGCTAACTCGTTAATATCACGTTGGAATGGGGTCCAAACAGGGTTGTACTTACCAGCAATGTCAATCATGTTCATACCCGTAGTGGGGAACATAAGGAACGGACGCATAGCAGGTACTTCTCTAACAAGATCACTAACACCTTCTGCCAATGGAGTGTCAAGGTTCAAAGCTACTTCACCAGTAGCATACTTAACAGCTTCATCGGTAATCATACCGTCCTTGCCAAACATCTGTTTATAGTATTTGTCGGCAATAGGCTTGATGTTTTCCTTAGTAATTTCTTTTCCTTCTGCTACCAGGTCGTCCATAGCACGGAACCGGGCTTCAGCAGATGCATTAAATACACCAGTAAAACCGTCCAATGCTGTCATAGCATTAGGACCAAAGCGTAGGATAGGATCTTTAGCAAGATCGTTTAGTTGTTCAATTTGATCCACCAAATAGGTAAGACCATTGTTACCTTTTTCCATCTGTACCCGTGCTGCTTCACGTAAGAAATCCATCTCACGTTCTGATTGCAACAACAAGTCCATACGAGTGCCAGCACGTACTGAATCAGGTTCACGAGATGCTTTCATAAACACCTCACCTGCATACGGTGTAGCACGCTTGAGTGTTTCACCAATAGAACTATAAGCCATCCAACCACGTTGAATAGCCTTAAGGTCTTTAGCAGCTACAGCACCAGCAAAGTGTGCAATAGGTTGAGCAACAATACCGCCAAAGTTACCTACCATAGCCTGGATAGGAGTAACAAATGCAGACAGGATGCTGTTGTAAATGTTAGACCATACACCAGAAATAAGTTTATTCTCTACCTCAGGATTGAGATTAAGAATACCTTTACCCAGATCAGCAGTCATACCAAAGATGTATTGATTCATCTTAGTAATGGTGTCGATCCGACCATCGGTCAGCTCATACGCCATCAGGAATTGATCCATCAGCTCTGGTTGGTTATCGGCAATCATACGCATAGTAGAAGCGAATCGTTGAGAATCCTCAAAGATACGCTGTGCTACTTCAGGAGCAGCCTCTACAGTTGCTTTATTAAAACCTGTGATATTTGTAAATCCTTGTTTGATCTGTTGTATTAGACCCATCTTACGGTTCTTATAATACTTAGCAGAAGCACTGAGTTGGGTAGTGTACTGCATAAGATCAATGATCTTTTCTTGAGCAGTTTTAACTGCAGGTGTTCCAGCCATTAGACGTGCACCTTCAGAAAGGTCTGAGATGCGTCCAGAAAGGCTTCCAGCAAGCAAAGACTGTGCTCTTGCTACATCCATACTGGTAAGCTCTTCTCCAAAGCCTCTGAGGGCTTTTGCAGCCATAGCAAAACCTTCTTCTGCCAGTACTTCTGTACCGTCAGGTTTACGTGTGATATAGGGTTCTAGTACAGCACGAACATCTTCTTTAGACATACGAGGGTCGAACAACTCAATAGCTAGGTTTTCACCTTCGTCAATGACATCTTTAAAAGATACCTTCCAGTTACTACCTTCCATGCCGATTTCACCAGCTTGTTTAAGCTGATCAGCTAATCCAAGTACAATATCTTGTGCATTGTCACCGTTACTAAGACCATATTTAAGTGCTGGTTCGGAAATAACATTACCAAGCCGACCATTTACAGAGTCAAGGTTGCGTGCAATACGCACCTGATCTACAGCTGCACCGACAATACCAAAATCATCAACAGTTCGGACACCAGTTTCAGTATAGTCAAAGGCATCGTGAATACCTTTAATAGGCACATCTAGGTTAGGGTTTTGCATGTAACCATACATACCCACCTCATCCAAAGCTTCTTCCTGTTTAATAGCACCTTCGATGATGTATTCTCCAGGAGTTTCAGCTCGTGGTTTGGGAGAGTTACCGTCCAGCCATTTTTTAGCTTCAGCAGTTTCACCAACCAATTTGTTGGATTTACGCAGACCACTTACAGTACCAGCAAGACCGAGACCAAACTTGGCACCAGCACCAGCAAGCTCAACAACCATGCCTAGACCAAGGTCTTCACGGATATTCTTTTGTCGTTTTTGGTCAGGAGAGTCGCTATCAAGTGTAGCAACATCGTCAGGAATCCAGTCGTATGTTTTAGGAAATGACTTCTTAAGAGTACCTGTAGCGTTGTGGTCTTCGTAATCACTACTGACAAGACCAACACCAAGACCAGCAAGAGCTTCAACACCACGGTTACCTAGCCACTGGATAAACTTATTGTTACCAAGGTTCCAGCCAACACGTGTGTTTGCAGCTACACCAAGACCTTTTAGTTTTGCAGTACCAGTAAGTGTTGGTACAACAATACCAGAAATATCACGGGCAGCCTGGTATTCTGCATATTGAAATTCAGGCAGCTTCGGAATCTCAACACCAGGGATGACATTGACAACATCAGTGGCAAAGTCAAGGACGCCAGTAGGGATTGCAGCGTATTGCTCTGCATAGAACCTAGGGTCTTGGAATTTTTTAGCCTCTTCAAGAGCTGCAAGGCGTTCTGTTTCAGGATCAACTTCCGTAGAAGCTGGGGGTTGTTGCGGAGTAGGTTGTTGGGCTGCCGTAGCAGTAGGTTGCTCCATAGCTGATTCAGTCACGGCTGCAGCAGCGGATTGCTGAGCAGCCTGTTCCTGTAGATCTACCTCTGCTTCTAGACGAAGCTCAGGAGACATCTCGTCTTCACCTGGATCATACCTAAACCTCTCTTCAAGATCGATAGGCATAGCTTAATTCTTTAGTTGTGGTAAAAATTACCTTTAGGGTCAAACATAGGATCTTCAGCGGCTACTCTATTTTTAAGCATAGACTGACCTTTAAATTCAGTTCGACCATCTAAAATTTTGTAAAATTCTATAATCTTATCTTTATTTGCTTTCAGTCTGGCAGACAGCTCAGGCTCATAACGTGCAGTACCGATAGTAACAGCTTCATACTGATCGGGTTGACGAATCACATCGGAAATAGTTTCACCGTAATTACCTGAAAGCAGTCGTGTCAATACATTAGCAGCGACACCAAACTCATCATCTGTACCACGTGCCGCCTCGCCGCTAACAACATAACCAAGCTGTTTCCAGTCCTCATCAGTAAGCTGATTAATAGCACTGGTAATACTATTAGTAGTTGTAGAGCTTCGGAACATGGTACCAGGACGCATAGATTGAGCCTGTGCATAATACTGAGTGTTACCAGCAGCCACGTTTATAATATGAGCTTTACTTACAAAGCTAGCAGCAGCATCGTTAAGGATACGCTGTTGTTTAGGAGTAAAACTGATAGCGCTGATAGCTTGCGGTGCTTCAAAAGTTTCCTTCCTACCACCTGCAGCAAATGCACGGTTGTAAACTTCATGCAACGGCATACCGTTAGAAAATCCCTGTACAGCACGCTCAAGTGGTGTCGGCATAAAACCAGGTTGACCGTAGTTTTGAGCTACATATTCCATACGTTCGGGTGTCATAAATGAATTAGGGATGTTTAGTACAGACTTAAGACCAAGTGACTTAACCTGTTCCTTAAGGACTTCAAAGTCACGGTAAGCCTGTTCAGCAGAGCTAACATTACCTTGACGTGATTCAATCCAAGGATAAGAGATACTGCCATTAGAGTTTACTTTACGGTAGTATTCAGATCCTTCTTTTCTATAAATTGAATTGTAAAGATCAGCCTCATCAGAAGTAGCTTTAGCAACAGCCTCTTCTACAGTATAACCATTATTACCATTGCCATAAAGCAGTTTAGCCTGCTTCATAATTTTAGCTCTAAAATGAATACGTGCTGGAAGAGAACCTGCTTTGCCAAGTTTAGCGGTGCCAAACTCAGTCGTACCAGTAATAACACTTTCTGCTTTTTTAATAATATCTTGCACAGGTTTGGTGCGGAACTGACCCGGACCATCCTTGTACCGTTGCTCAATAACAGCACCTTCAGTAGGGTTAACAGCTTTAGCTGCTGCAACCAGCTCAGGAGTCAGCTCGTAGTCAGGTAAAGATGCGATACGTTGAAACTCATTATTACGCTGAGTAGCTTCAATACTTGTGTACTTAGAGATATTAGCAAGTTCTTGACTAACCTTACCATTAGTTTTCTCAACATACATACGTTGAGCTTCGGAAATGTTTGCCATAGTGGGGTTTAGTTGAACAGCCCTGATAAGTTCATCTTCGTACTCATTGTTACGAATAGTATCAAGCTGCTCCTGCTGACGTTCAAAGGCAACAGTTTTTGCCATACGGTCAGCAATAAGATCTCGACCAACACCAACGGGTAGTCCTTGTCTGTTACTGTATAATTCACCAAATTTAATACCTTGAGGGTGATCTTTAGTTACAATAACGAGTTCATTAATCTCATCTTGCGATCGGTAAAATTCACCAGTTACAGGGTTTTGAGCGTTAAGTGCCCCTATAACTTCTTTCCAAGCTTCTTTTCGATCACCGTTATTAGCATCTAAAACATGCACCCAACTGTTGTTAAAGGTGCTGTTAAATACTTCAGGGGTAGCCGATTCAATGTTAGCTAGCGCCGTTGAACGTCGCTGTTCTCTACGCTCAAGTACTTCTGTATCGCTAGCTGTTTTAAGAAATCTAGCAGCTACATTGTTTTGAAAATCAAGCTCAGCTTTAATGTACTTAGCGCTATATTCTCCGCTGTACATTTCCTTAACGATTTGCTGCGCTTCAGCAACAATTCGTTTTTTATCTTGATATGTAAGACCGCCGAGACCAGCTTCTGCCTTTTGATCGGCATATTGCATCATACGTTGATTGATAAGCCGCTCAAAGCCGCCACGGCGGGACCAGCCGGATACTTGTCCAAGAGTAAAGTTAAGACCAAGGGCAGGGTCATTGCCCTTCATGGTCTCAGTAACCAAAGGATTAGCGGTGCCTTTTAGCTCTACATTTTGAATAGCAGAAACTTGTTCAATACCGAGGGCATTTAACTCGTTTCTTTCAGCAATACCGTTTAAGCCTTCGTCTACACTTACGTCTCCATAGTCTTTATTGTATTGATCTTCTTCTCTTTTTTGTTTAACAGCACTTGCGACTGAAGCTGCAGTTTGGCTAAGATTTGCAACCGTGTTTAAAATAGCTTCATTAGCTTTAGCATCAATGTTGATCTGTTGCTGTTCAGCCTCTTGTTTTAGCTGCAAACCACGGATTTCGTTCCGCATGTTTTGATCTTGGATCTGGAAGTTCTTTTCTTCCATCCGCCGTGTTGCGGCTTGATCCTCTTTTTGTTGTGCCAGTGATCGACGGCGCTCACTGATTTCCATTTCTGCACGTTGTCGCATATTTTGAACAGTACGGGTACTGTCCTCGCGCATACGTGAGATGTTACTTTGATCTACACGCCCAGGACGGTAACCACGTGACTGAGCAGATCTACGATACTGTGCTGCCATAATTTAATTAAGGATTTAAGAAACTACCCTCCATGCCACCAATCTTTGCTACACCCATAGCAGCACTACCAATACCTTGAACAATAGGTGCAAAGGTATTTTGTTTAATAGGTGGTGCGATATATGCAGGATCTACTTTCATAGGTTCCACAAAGACACGTTCAGGCGCTTGGATAGGTTTAGGTAGGCTAGGTAGTCTGTCAGGTTTAATCATCATAGACGACATTACATTTTGGTCATCTATAAATTTTTGCAATGCAATGTCACGCATATTGCGTTGAGATTGGGCAACAGAGCTTTCCATACTAGCACGCATAACAGCAACATCCCTGCCTGTCTGTGCTGCCGCACTTTGAATAGCCTTGGTACGGGAGTTACCTGCTTGAACCATAGATGCTCTGCCTTGGTTTTGCAAATCTTCAATCAAAAGACCTTCACGCTTAAAAGCGTCTTCGGTCATAATTTCGTTAAGAGATGCTTGCTCAGATTCTTGAGCCTCCATTGCAGCCATACTATTGTAAATTAGCTGCTGTTCTGTATTTTCAACAGAAGCTAAATACTGTTTAGCGGATTGAAGGTATTGATAATCTTGAATTTCTTGATTATACTGCCAGTTCCTCAGACTTGTTTCCCATTCATATGCACGGTTGTTATAATAATTTTCTTTATCGGCAGCAAAAATTCTAGCATTATATCTGTTAGTTTTAGCAGCCTGCTTATTAGCTGCTATCTGTTGCTGTTTATAAGATTCCTTATTTCGTTTATTGGCTTTTTTAGCAGAATTGCTGCCCATAATGCCGCCAATAATAGAGGCACCTGCACTAATACCAGCTAGTATCCCAAATGCCATTATTAAGACCTCCTATAGAATCGTGGGGAATAGTTACCTTCCCACATCATTGACACCAACGATACAGGGTATGGAAAATTACTTGTCACTTTAAGTTCAAAATTAGTATTACGTTGATGGATGGGTAAAGTAAAGATCTGCTCGTCAACTACAGGATTTGTATCACCTTGGTACACACCAGCTTCGATAGTATGCTGGACATCCCTCCATTCATTAGAACCTGTTGGCTTTAATTTAAAACGGATAGCACCAGTCCTACCTACTGACAATCTGATTTTATTAATGATAAGAGCAGCAGTGTAATCAGCACCCATACCTTGACGTTGGAAGTAGAACTTAGGCAGGGTGACATCTAGGTCATAACCATAACCCACTACGATACCATCAGCGTAATCAGTAAACTTACCTTTGACTTCAAAGTATCTGTAATTAGTGCTAGGTTCGATCCGTTCAGTTGCTGCTGCCCAATAACCCTGGTCAGAGTCTAGTTCAGCGTCTGTGCCGTCATCAGCAGTAGGTACAGTCAGAAGCATAATAGCTTCTTTATCATCAATAGGTGTATATGGGACGTAAATCTTAGTGATGTCATTTGTCTCGTCATACACTACAGCATTAACATTACCTGGATCTGGGCTAACTGGACGTGTTGCCATGTCAAGAGGTACGTTGCCTGTATAGCTAGAAGATGTAGACAAAACATTACCAGACGGAAGCTCATCCAATCTAATCACACCTAAGGTGTATTGATCTTCATGTTGAGAGACAATAGTAACATCATCATTCAGGATCTCTGCAATCTGAATGTTACCAGGCAGTTGCCATTTTGTCCAAGCTTGGAATAGATCTTCCTTACCGTTGTTGTAAAACCTGTACAAATAAAGATAGGATGTATCCCTATCGACAAGCATTACCACGGAGTTTTGCGGGCTTGTAGATAGAGTGTCAACAGTATCTGGAATCCACTCAAGCACAGCCTTACTAATATCAACAACGATAGGTGTCTGCTCAACATCACGGAGAGACAAAGTAAAGACTTTACTGTAACCAGCAATCTTAGTCACGAATGCTGTTGTTGTACCCATATCTGCTGGTGTGATTTTAGAGTCCATCTCATAGTTAGATAGGGACCGGATCAACGCAGAGCTAGGTGTAAGCAGACTAGAGTCAGCTGCATATACTTGGAACTGCTGTTGCTCACTAAACAACATCAGACCTTGTGGTGACGGTAGAACGTCAAACAATTTAACAGGACGGACACTAGACACATTGAGATCGACAGGATCTGAATCAATTTGTGTCAGAGCTGACCGTGCAAAGAAGTTGTAATTATCGTTGGCAACACCAAAAATTACATTGTCTTCTGACAACACACCAAATCGGTTGTTAGAAAAGAATGAAGATGTAATAGTTTTACCAACAAAAGATGGTTTAGGGTTAGTGTTGTCATCACCAGTCAGTCTGTTGTTATAGCTGATAGGACCGAAGGTAAACGTAGTAGCACCAGTGTTAGCCAATTCATGTGGCATAGTGGAGTTTGTAAGACCAGGTGAGGCGTCACGAGCCAGTGCCTCTTGCCAATAACCTGCACCGCCGATACCATCAGCAGCAACGTATTTTAGGTAATAATCATCCTCAGCACTATCGCTGTTCAAAATAGTAAGAACGTGCCCATGAAATGATTGCAGTGGAATCTTACTGACATCAGAGACACCATCTTGAAATACCTCCAAGGCATTGTTACCAACACCACCAGTACCACTGATTTGAAAATACTTGTAAGTAACACTAGAGCCAGGCTCAGCATCAACAACGACACCATTAGACTCTGTAGTACGGCGAATTTGGATGCTGTTAGCGTAGGAATTTAGATACCACTTACCGCTAAATTCAGAGTCACTAGCCGCTTGCCGTGCTTCTAGCAACGCCTTCACTGCACCTAGTAGATCATTACTTGCATTGGTACCTGTAAGAAAGGTATCGAAAGTAGCATTAGTCTGAGCTGTAGCTGTAGCCGTATGCTCTGTCCCGTTAGAAGTACCTTTAATTTTTACCTTATGAACATCACCTTCAATAAGTGATAGCAGCTTTAGCGTACCTTGAGAATTAGCAACAAACGTGTTATCTGCCTGCATTGTAACAGTAACAGTTTTGTTGGTAATAATTGTAACATCCTGAATGCTACGAAAATGGTAATCAGACTGCTGAGTTCCTGTAAGATAAGAGGTGCCGTTATTTGTTACAGCACAAAATGTCCCATCTGTAGCAGTCCATACATAGATGTTAGTGCCTTTAATAGCGCCAATGTAAGAACCAGCAGCAGCCCTGTCAATAAAAAACCAGGATGCATCAGCTAGTTCTGCCTTAGTAAAAGCAGTTCCATTAGCCTTTTTAAGCACATTAGTGTGCCGCATCCCTGGTCTTTTAAGCAGACCAAACGTAGGGTCAGGGTAACCGTTGACACACTCAGTCAACGTATTAGGTAGTTTCTTGTCGTCACTTTGGCGGGATACACCACCAAGAAAGTTAGGGATCTGTTGTGTTACTGCTGGCATTAGCGTTGCAAGGTATGGAACGGTTTGTAGCTGTTGTAATAATTCTCACCCTGCGGTTCGCCAAAGAAGGAGTAATCGCCCTGGTTGCACTCATATTCAAGCGCCATAGCACGGGCGTAAGCTTCCTTCTGTTGCAGCATTTGGTATTGATTACCATCACCAATGATACGGCTAGACACAATAGTAGCAGCTCGGGCTACGATGTATGCCTGTACGATATCAGGGATGTGTTCCCACTCAAAGTACCACAAAACATCGACATAGACACTTTCGTCAGTCCATGTATAGGAATGTTTAATTCTGTCGTAGAGTTTACCTCCACGGATAATGCTGTCAAACTGACGATTTCCTGAACGGTTAGAGGAGATGTTAAGATCTACCTGCAACATGTTGTCAGGAATAATAATTTCGTTGTTAGAATTGGGTGTAAGTTCGTAGTCAAATTCTTTATTGTAAGCCCATCCTTCACTCTGTACCTCACGCGACACTTCTCTCAGGGTGTTGAGTGCAATCGCAACGTCCGGGTTGGCTTGGGTTTCAACTCTCGTCTCTACCTTAGATTGGGTTAACGTACGTGATGATACAGTCTGTGAGATATTCACAGTGTAGTTGTACGTTACAGGATTGGTTGATTGCTCTACACCAGCAACTGCAATAGACGTACCAGTAGTAACACCCGTACCGCCGATATAAGTACCGACAGGGATATTAGCAACTTGAGTGTTTAGAGTAGTACCGGAGATAGAACCAGTAAACCGATCAACCTCACTAACGATAAGAGTTTCTTCAGTTGTCAACGTGGTTACAGGAGCCTGACCAACTGACGCCAGGATCTGATTAACAGCTTTAAGCTCAGTGGAGCCAGTAGATAGGTAAGGCATAATTGATAATGAGTATTATTCTCAATAAAGAATTAAAAAAAAGGAGCCCCCGAAGAGGCTCCCATATAAAAATAGATCAGAAGGCAGCGTTTCCAGTAGAACCAGTTGCAGCGCCAGCGATGAGTTCAACGCAGGCAGCAGGGTTCAGGTAGTCAGCGCCCATGGCGAGACGACCCAGGATCACATCACCTTGGTAGATCGTGGACACGTCGCCACTGGTGACTTGCACCTGAGGAGCGATAGCTTCCACACAACCAGCGCCTTCACGCTGGAAGATCAAACCGCAGCTGTTAGCGAATTCGTCTTCTTCACCGTACTCATTGTTGATACCGGTAACATCGTTAGCAGCATCTTCAACCGCTTCGGACACGAAGGAACCGGTGTTACCAGGATCGGTAACGCCAGGGTTGGTGGCAGAAGCCGAACCAAACTTGGTACCGTACTGAGAGAAGAATGGGATGTTCATAGACTTAAAGATCTTGATGCCGGCGATTTCCACCACGCCGTCTCCACCCTGCAGGGCAGAGCCTTGAGCATCACGATTCACCAAACCATTGCTACCGACCTCTTGGATCAGGGCATAGTATTGGCGCGGGTTCAAGACACCCACACGTCCATCTTGAGACACACCTTTCTCATCAAGCGCAGCAGCAGCATCATAGAATGCAGTCACCAGCTTAGCAGAATCATAGGCATTGTTAGCCTGGTTAGTAGTACCAACACGGATCTGAGTACCGCCCGGCTCGACATAGCCAGACTTAGTGATCGGAGAAGCAGCACGTGCACCACGAGTGATAGCACGGAAGATCAGACGATCGTACTTTTGGGCAAGAGCGTAGCCGATCTTACGAGAGATCTCGGAACGCATGTCGTAATGAGAAAGAGTCTCATCAAGGTCGTACAGGAATGCACTGGAGATCAGCAGATCATCAACCGTGATGGTCTTCTCAGCCACCGGAGGTGCACCGTTGGAATCACCCAGGATGCTGTTACCAGGCGTATGGAATTCCGCCTTGGTGTGACCGGTGTAGATGAACTGGAGAGACTTACCGTTGGTCAGCGTACGACGCATAACCAGATCCCGAGCGATAGCATTATGCTGGAATCCTTTGAACATCTCGCCACTGAACAACTTAAGGTACAGGGCGCGGGCATCACCCGTCGCGTTAGATTGACCTGGGCGAGTTAGACTCGCAGCCATGTCAGCAGATTGAAAAGCCATTTTTAATTAAAGTAAATAAGTATTAAACAGACTTCAAACGTTTGAAAAAATTTTTGTGGTCTATTCCCACCGTCTAG